CTTCATATCGGTGCCAAGCCAAGCGACACGATTTATGCGAACCCGTGTAAGTCGCGTGATGAAATGTTCAAAGTCAAAGAACACGCAATTCCATACATGACCTTCGACAGCAAGATCGAAGGCATTAAAATCAAGGAGGAACAACCAGCAACCAAACCTATTCTTCGTATTTTCGTAGACGATAAGGGGGGTGCCCGCATCCCACTAAACAGCAAGTTCGGGTTTCATCTGGACAATGCACACGAACTCTGCGATCGTGAACCCCGGTTTCATACGTATGGACTCGCATTTCACGTGGGAAGCGACTGCACGTCTCTGGCTGCTTACCAGTCGGCCATGGACACCGTCAAGCAATTCATCGAAGTATTCAAGCATTCGCCCGACGCATTTACTCCCGAACTCTTGGATATCGGTGGGGGGTTTTCGGGTTCAGCTGCAAACGATGAGTTCTTTCGGCACCAGCTGGCACCGTATATCCGCGAACAGATGAAGACCCTACCCTTCAAGCGTGTGATTGCCGAGCCTGGTAGATTTTTTGCCGAGGAGTGCTGTACGCTCCAAGTTCCGGTAATTGGCAAGAAACGGCTTCCCAACGGGAAACAATGTATAACGGTCAACGAATCCGTCTATGGCCTATTCTCCGGGGTCTTATTCGATGGCTTCAAACCCACATTTAACTGTATTACCCGCAAGCCATGGGCGAACTGCGAACAGTTCACGATCTTTGGACGGACGTGTGATTCGGCGGATAAAATCGCGGAAGATGTGTGGCTGCCAAACGATATTGACGATTCAGACATCTTAGAAATCAAAAATATTGGAGCGTACTCGTGGGTCACAGCCTCCAAATTTAACGGATTTCCTTTACCCCCGGTGGAGGTAATTGCTTAGGAACCTCCTTCTTCTTCTTCTTCATTTTTTCTCCGCTGCAGGTTCCGCAGTGGTCAACATTCGCCCAGAAGATCTTGATAGACGTCGCCTTTTCGGATGTCAGAGTCCATCGTCCCAGCATGGGCTCGGGGACTATAACTCTAAAGCCGAGGAGTTTACGAAACATTTGATTGCTATTCGTACATCCACATACATCTGTATCCGTTTTAGTTAAAAATACTATCCTTCGCAGGAAGGAACGGTATGCAAAGAGTAACAGCCACCATGATAACGGGGATGGCAAAGAGTGCCATAGGCAAGACGCCAACGCCAATAGGTATAGCAATTGCGATTCCTACTGCTGTTGTACACGCACAAAGTATGAATTTCTTCTTATCGGATAGTCTCATTCTTGTGTTTACACCAGGGTCTTCTTCGTAAGACGGCGAGGCAGGCGGCGGCCTCCACGCTTCTTGGCAAAGTAGTGGGCCAGAGTCAGAGCAGATCCGGCGACAATCGCATCGTCGATCAGGCCAGCACCTCCACGCTTGTGGGTCCGGCGACGACGTCCGCCCATAGACTTCTTGCGTCCCCATTTGTCGGCAGCATACGAGGTGCCAACGGCAAAGAGGGCATCGTCAACCATGCCAACACCGCCCTTTTTCGTGTGCCGGTGGCGGCGGCGCCCGCCAGTGCATCCGCATCCGCCAGTGGACGGCGGGGGGTGAGGTCCATTCGGTGCAGTATCAGTCGCAAACTTCTCCATTATTACTTACCCTCCTTTTTTTGTACGTAGGGGTGAAACCTCAATTCGTCCGGGGTAAGTCCCGGAGTCTCCTTATATTTTGGCTGGATCCAGCGACACAGGGCGGCAAACGCAAGGTCGGACGTCAGTGTTTCGGCAGTCGTATTGTTAGCGATCCGCACGCCCTCGGCATCCCAGCGTTTCCAGAAACGAGTGATTATAGGTTCAAAAAGGGTTTCCAGGATACCTACGTAAGCGTCGGTCTGTTCCCGCACAATGATTTCACATAGGGGGCAGGTCGCTCGGTAGAACTGGCACTGTGGCATGTGACGGCTGTGTGCCCGCAAAAAGTCATCCATGTGTATGGCGGTAAATGTCCGCACAGAACTCGGCGAAGTGAAGTGTTTTATACTTTGTATAATCCGATCGCAGTAAACCCTTGTCCTTTAGAACGGCTCCCAGCTCTAGAAAGAGAGCTCGGAGTTCCTCTTCATGCGTTCCCGCGAGAACCCAGTCGCCCACCCTCTCCATCAGTCTCACCTTCTCCGTCATTGGTATCTACACTCATAATACGCTTAAACGAGAACTCTTGGGCAACCATATCCTGCTTCTTCCGCTCCACAATCCAGCGGAACAGGTCAGAGATTGGACCAGTATAACTGCCGATGAGATCCTTGAGCTCCTTCTGCGATAGGGACCACGGCTTGCTCCAGGTCTGGGGACGCTGGATCTTGATATAGGACCCGTCGTCCTGGATTTCGAGCTTGTGGAGGCTCTGGAAATTAGCACGGCGGAGAATATCGCTCATCTCATTCTCCACGAACTTCTTGTTCTCGCGGAGCTTGTGGACCTTGGCGTTCAAATCCTTGAGCTCGTCATCGTAGGCACGGTACTTGCGGACAGCCTTGACGAGGTCACGCTGATCAACAGACGTATTCATCCCGGGTATGACTTTTCCTAGCTGTATAGTTTCTTATCCGTTTTGAATAATGGACCCACGGGAAGTGGAGAAGCTGAGACTGGCGTACAATAAGGAACATCCACACGAAAAACCGGTCAAGGCCGGTGACAACATGTGGCAGGAAATCACTCAGCGGATGAGGGATGCGTGCAAGGCAGGAACCCCAGAATGTATTGTCCACGCCCTGGTCAAGAAACCAGTGGCCCCCGATAGCTGGGCCTCGAGCGGAACCGAGTGGCTGTCGTCCGACGATATTGACGTATCACAGCGGGAATATATGAAACTGATCCCCGATTACTACTACACTGGGTCGGTGCCCATTGATTTTGATATGCACAACGAAACAGGCAAGTGTCTGGTCTCATCCCTTTGCAGTATGAAGATTTCAGAACTTTACAAGAAGGGGTATCGCCGTGTAGGGATCGTCTTCAATACGGATCCCAGCGATGGACCGGGTGAACACTGGATCGCGGCATTCTGCGATTTCCGAGACCATCTCAAGCATCCGCGGATGACGTATTTTGATTCGTATGCACAGAAACCCGAGAAGGAGGTTCAGCGTTTGATGCAGCGGTGGAAGGAACAGTTGGATGATCTCAAGACGTTCCCGGAGCCCACCGTCTTATCCTACAACGCCCTGCGGCACCAGTACAAGGATGCCCAGTGCGGAATGTACTGCATCTACTTCCTCCACTGCTGCCTCTTTGAAGTTCCGATGGACGAACAGGTCCCCGATGATGTGGTGATGATGATGCGTCCGCTCTTTTTCAGATATAAACAACATCGTAGTAAGAAATAATATGGACACCGTCGCACTTCTCTGGGTGATCGTATGTTTGTCCGCAGCATTCCTAGGACTTGGTCTCGCGGTAGGAACATACGTCTACCTCGGCCACATAGCCCCTCCTGATGCATCCCTCACAAAACCTCTAGAAGTCTATACTGGACTCACGCAGGCCGCCCCACTTGGATGCCCGAACAAGGATGTCCTGTGCGATTACTACATGTCCAGCAGCGGATACACCGTGATTCCTCACAATACCATCAATACCTACATTGTCACTGATGCGATTACCAAGGTTGTGAAAGGTGGGGCCCGCCTGATCGAGTTGGACGTGTATGCGGTCGACAAGAAACCAGTCGTAGGTGTAGCTGACGCCAAGACCCTGAAAATGACAACCTACAATACCCTGGGATTTGAGGACTGCTGTGTGACTCTGGGCAACGCTGCCTTCAACAGTGCAGTGACACCAGGATACAAGAATCCATTCGTTCTGTCCCTCGTTTTCCACACGTCCGACAACGCGATCGTGACGCAGTGTGCCGATATTATGAAGAACACCCTGCGGAAATACATGCTGAGCTCCGAATACTCATATCAACGCAAGAACTTGGGAGTCGAGCCGATCTGCAATCTGATGGGCAAGCTGGTGATTGTCAGCGGGGAGAACACGAAGGGGAATGGAATGGACGAACTCGTGAATATGTCTTGGGTGTCGTCGCAGATGCGTCGTATGACGTATACGCAGGCATCGCAGACGTTTGATCACGAGGAGCTGATCGAATACAACAAGCGTAATATTACGCTCGTGGTTCCCGATATGAACACGACTGCGATCACGAACAAGAATGCGGAAATATGCTTTTCATATGGCTGTCAATGGGTGGCGATGGCATGGGGAAGTCTTGATAACGCGATGGAATTGTATACTGGAACCTTCTCCGACAACTCCTTTTCAATCAAGCCCGATATCCTGCGTTACCATCCCACAACCTACAAGGCCCCGACACCGCAGAGTGCGGGCGTATCTCTCCAGCCCAAGAACATCTCGTCGCCCATGTATGATTACACAATAAAGTCTAACACATGAGACAAATAGAAATGGAAGGTGGACGCTCTGCATGGATCTCGCACATAAAGAAGGTCGCTCGTGAGAAGGGTATTAAGTACGGCGAGGCGATGAAGATTGCGTCAAAGACGTTTAAGGGCGGTGCCGGCC